ACGATATAGTCGAAGCAGTAAAACTTCAAAACTATCTTAAAAAGCCAGATAAAATTAAAAATGACGAAATGAACCCTGCTGACGAAGAAACCAGAAAACTGATGGAACGCATGAAAGAATTGAATGAAAAAGTTGAAGAGAAAAAGCGACAGCAGAAAAAGGCTTATGGAGAAGATGAAGAAATAAACATTTCCGACATTGTAAGCGCTGTCACAACTAAAAGTAATTCGATTAATAAATTAAATGTTTGGGATCACACTCTGTATCAATTGTACGATGAGTACGCAAGATTGGAATTAATTGATAACTATGATTTCAGTATCAGAGCTATGATGGCTGGTGCAGAAAAAATAGATTTAAAGCATTGGTCAAGCAAAATTTAAATTGACTTGACACATAAATTATAAAAATATTGGAGGAATTACATAATGTTAAACACACGTTATGGTCTTAAAGAGGTTGCAAATGTTATCTTCTACGATATCAGCACAAACAAACCTGCAATCTTCTTTGATACACTAAAAGTATCTACTATTGAAAATGAATCTGAAAGTGCAGAAGCACGTGGTGGACAAGGTAACAGCAAATTAATGTCTTGGGACTTCGGTCGTACCGCTACTTTGACTATGCAGGACGCCCTCTTGTCAGATATCTCTTTGGGAATGTTAGCTGGTAAAACAGTTAAAACAACTGGAATCAAGGCATATGGACGCGAAACACTTACTCTCGTTTCTGATACTGATCCAGCTACTAAAGTTACACTTAAAGAAACACCAATTGAAAATAGCGTAACTGTTTTCAAAGTTCAAGGCGGAATTATGACAGACGAAATCACTGGTTTCACTGTTACTGATAAAGATGTAAGTTTTGCAACTGGTCAAACAGCAGGACAACAAGTTATGGTGTTCTATGAGTATGAAGTAACTTCTGCTGGAGCAAGTCAAGTAACTTTCTCAGGTAACGCATTCCCTGCAACTTATAAAGTTGTCGGAGACACTGTCGTTCGCGATGAAAGCGGTATTGATAGAAAAATGCAATTCGTCATTCCAAAAGCAAAATTACAATCTACATTCTCACTAACTATGGATGTAGAAAACGTATCCACTTTCGACTTCAACCTTGATGTTCTTGTTGAGGCTGGTACACAACGTCTATACGACATTATTCGTCTGTAATACAAAACCAACTAATAATGAAGTATTGATAAGATTAAGGGTAGTGAACATAACGTTCCTACCCTTTCTTTTTTTGATTATCGTAAGAGTTAAAATTGACATTTTATCAAATTAAATATATAATTTTACTATAGTCATTTTGTTTTGTCAAGCGTTTTTCAAAAGATATCTCTTGGCAAAACAAATAAAATTTATATTAAACTAATTAATAATGAATATATAAGGGGAATTAAAATGGCGAAAAAGGAATCTAGAAAATTAACTACAACTGCAATTAAAAAAGAGGCAAAAAAATTAAAAGACGTTCAAGAGTTTGTTGTTACAGTTGGGGATGAAAATTACACACTCACTTATGATGTTATTTTCAGAAAAACTAAACAGCAAAACCTTCTTGATGATCTAATTAAATTTTATGATGCAATTAGAAATCGACCAGAAGTATTTGAATTGGCTACTCCATACACTTCTCTTCTAATTATCAAACATTTCACGAGTTTAGAAGTTCCAGATGATGTTGATCAAGCACTTGATTTTCTTGAGTTGCTAATTGATCTTGATCTTTTAGTGAACATCTTAAATGCACTACCAGAAGATCAATTAACAAAAGTATATGAGTTACTAACTCAAACAGTTGATCAAATTAGAATGAATATCGAGAAAATGGATGAAGAAGCTCAAGAGGCTTATGAACAAATCCAAAATGATGAACTAAAAGAGTTGATTCCAGAAGATGGCGAACAATCTACCGAAAACGAAGAAGAGTAATTTTTATTTTCAAACAGAGCAAGAAGCTATTAGAGCTTTAGAAATTGAAGGACGAAAATTACAGCGAATTGCTGTAAAAGTGTGGAGAAAATATTTGTCAAGTTATCAGCCTAAAAAATACATAAGAACAAATAATACAGAACGAGGTATAAAACTTGGCAAAGTAAAAATGATCGCACCAGATCAATGGGGTATTGAATTGACATTTGAAAACGATTTAATGTATCACGAATCTGTTTTCGATAAACAAAATGGCACAAGGAGTTATCCAAAAGGTCATTCCATTATGCTTTTAAGTGGAGGATGGAAAGCAACAAGACTGGAAAGAAAGATTGGAATTAGACAAAATTTCACAAGGCATAGAGGCATAAACTATCTAGGACAAGTCGTTCGAGCCTACAATCTTCAAAAGCATAAAGGAATTACTTTAGATATTCAATGGAGTGGAAAGTTCCTTAAGAAGTAAGTAGGTGAAATAAATTATGGGATATAAAAAGATTGAAGAAGTAACAGATGAGTTTTGGGAAAATGAAGTTGATGAATTAAACAAAATGTTTGTAGAAGAGTTTCTCCAACAGCAACACCTCTCCCCCGCCACTCTTAAACAATATGAATCTGGATTGAAAATTTTTGCTAAATGGATTCATGACTATTGCATTCCAAAAGGCAAGGTGAAAATCACAGATTTAAAACCTCGTGACGCTCTTAAATACCAAAACTGGCTAATAAGCAAAGGTCTTAGTCCAAATGCTATTAAATTTAAACGATCAGTAGTTTCGAGTTTATGTGGATATATAGAAGTTTACTATAGTGATGACTATAAGGATTTCAGAAACATATTTACAAAAGCAATCCCTAATGTCGCCAAGACTAATGTAAAAGAGAAACAACCTTTAACTATGGGTGAAATTGAAACACTTTCAGATCAATTATATCAGCGTGAAGAATGGCAAAAATTAGCTTATTTATGGTTTACATACATAACTGGATGTAGAAGAGAAGAATCTAGACAGTTGCTTAGAGAGATAACAACATATTCAAAAGCGGTTGACAAAAAAGGAAACGAGAAAAAATACTACCTCACCCACCCTATTCGTGCAAAAGGTAGAGGCAAGGAAGGTAAAGTCAGAAAGTTTAAAGTTGACGAAAGAGCTATGCAGGCAATTAAAAAATGGATCGAATACAGGTCTAGTCAAGTTGACAACGATGATTGCCCATATGTTTTTGTAAGTAAAACAAAAGATGGATATAGACAGTTATCTGCAAATACTTTCAACTTATGGTGTCAAGAGTTTAGTGACATATTAGGAGGAAGACCTGTCCATCCTCACTTATTTAGAAGCAGTAGAGCAACAAATGCAGTATTAGAAGATGGAGCGGATATTAAGTCTGTTCAAAAATTATTAGGTCATAACTCATCTCAAACAACCGAAATTTACGTTGTGAGAGACGACGCAGATGACGATGATGATCTGTTTTAAAGGTTAGGGCAACACCCTAGTCTTTTTGATTAGGGTGTTTTTTTAGCACCCTCCTAGATTTTTAAAGGGGTGAAATGGATGCCAAAAGGCAGTAACGACTTAAATATGCTTTTAAAAGCAAAAGTCGTAAAATTAAAAGTAGAGTTAGATGCAAAAGGAAGTAAACTCCACAGCCAAGTAGATAGAATATCGAAAATGTTGGAGAAGAAACCTGTAAAATTAAAAGTTAAACTTCTAGCATCCGCTTCCGATATTAATAAACAAATTAGAGACCTAAGCAACACTGTTGCAAAATCGAAATCCTTCAAACCTATTAAACTTCAAGTTGAAATGGATGTTAAGGGTTCTGCAAAAAAGATCAGGAAGCAACTAAAAGAAGTTAATGATGCAGTCTCCGATTTTAATAGAAAATACAATCAACAGTTGCGCCAAATGCAACAAACACAAAAGAAAGTAAAAGAAACTCAAGCAAATAATAGTGTCAACATCCCTACTAATGCTGGTGTTCAAAACTTTAATAACATTAAAAGATATGTTAATCAAATTTCAGAAGCAGAAAGACAATTAAGATCAAAATTCGCAGATAAAAAAGGATTATTTTCTACCGTCCAACTTAAAGATGCACAAGGGAATCTTCATGGATTTATTGCAACATTGCAAAGAGCAAATGGTGTAATTGAGAAAGTTCGTTATAACTGGAATAAAGATAAAAACAAATTTGAAGTAATTGATCGCCAAACTGGAACACAAACAGAAAAAGTTGTTCATAGAGCTATGCAGAGTCTTCAAGACCTGCAAAGAGAAATAAACAAGACTGGCAAAGCATCTAAAGACCTAAAGCAAGAATATAAAGAGCTTGAGAAAGCTGGAAACAGTGGAACTCTTACAACAGATGCGGTAAAAGCCTTTAAAACAAGAATTAAAAATGCTCAAGAAGAAGTTCGAACTCAGAAAGAACTAAACAATCTTAGACGTGAAGAAGCTAAACTTATTCGAGATATTAAAAACACAACAAAAAATACAGGAACGAAATTCACATCAGAAACTCAAGACTTGCTTAAACAAACAAGAAATGCTGGAGATTTAGAGGCGTATAGAAATATTCGAGTTGAATTGAGTCGTCTATCCGACAAAGTTAAGGAGTATAAACAAACTCAAAAAGAGGCCAACGCCGTAGATAAACAAAGAGAGAATGCTTTAAGACAACTTACAAGATATCTTAGAGAAACACATGAGACCGAGGGCGCTCTATCCCGCGATAACATTAAAGCAACACAACAATTAGCTCAAAGAGCTACAACTACTAAACAAATGGCCGAAGTCCAAAGACGCCTAAATAGCATGTATAAGCAACAGCAAAGCAACAAGGATATAGAGTCAAGAGAGAAAGCTTTAAGCAAATTAAAGACTACCATGCAAGAATGGGCAAGAATTATGTCCTACAATGGGGAAACCATCGAAAGACGTTTCCAACAAATAAGACGAAATGTAGGAAGTAATTTAGCTCAGATTGAGGCTGAGGTTGCGAAGTATTCTAAGAAAATTGCTACTGCCCAAAATAAGGCAACAGTAGATACCCTTAATAGAGCCGCAAATTCTATTGTTAGTGGGAACGGTTTTAGAAATTCAAAAATGCTCAATCTCGTCAATGAAGGCGATATTTCTAAAATCAAAGATTATCTAGCCACAACTCAGAAGTTAGATATTGCTACTGCAAAACTTGCGACCAATAGCAAAGGTGTAACAAGAATAACCGCCACCCTCGCAAGTACAGGAAAAACTGCTAAACAAGTCACTTATGAAATCGATCAGTTAAACAGAAAGCTAAGACAAGTTGGAACATCAGAAGTATTTAACCGCAATGCAAACTTGGGCATTTTTGAGCAACTTCGTGTTGCAATGGAACGTGTTCCTATCTGGATGACTGCAATGACGGCCTTCTATGGCACAATTAATTCTGTAAGAGCGATGACATCTGAAATTTTAAGATTGGATGCCGCATTGACAGAGTTAAAAAGGGTTGCATCTGCAAATATATCTATAGAGACAATGTTCCGCGGAGCACTCACCCTATCAAAAGAACTTGGAAACAACGTTCATGATGTAATGCAAGCAGTAAATGAGTTCGCGCGTACATATGGAGACTTTAACGAAAGACAGCTTCTTGCAATTACAAAAACTGTAACGTTGATGTCTAACGTATCTGATTTGTCAGCTCAGGAAGCTACTCAAAGTCTTGTTGGTACAATGAACGCGTTCAATATTAGTGCTTCTGAATCAATTCATATCGTAGATGCTCTTAACGAAGTCGATAATAACTATGCAATTTCTACTAAACAATTAGCAGAAGCGATGTCAAGATCGGCTTCAACCGCACGTACGTTCGGTGTTACCTTGGAAGAAAACGTTGGTAACATTACAGCAATCGGCGCAGTAACAATGGAGTCAGGTTCAATAATCGGGAACTCTCTGAAAACTATTTACTCCAGAATCACAACTCTTTCTGAGGCAGAAGGTGTTTTGAATGGTGTTGGAGTAAGTATCCGAAAACAGAGTGGCGATGTTCGTGAAGCTAACGATGTTTTGAGCGATTTGGCTGAAAAATGGAATGATTTGTCAGACCAAGAAAGACAAAATATTGCAGTTAAAGTTGCAGGACGCTATCAATTATCGAGATTCTTAGCACTTATGAACAACTGGCAAATGGCAGTTGAAGCGACAACTACGGCCGTTAACTCCGAAGGATCGGCCATGCGTGAAAATGACAGATATTTAGAGTCATTTGAAGCAAGAATAAATACTTTAAAAAATAGCTTTACTGAACTAGCTCAAGCTGTTGGTGATGCGGTTTTAAGTGGAAGTATTGTGACAGTTGTTAGCGGATTAACTCAATTGGCCGAGGCCGGAATTAAAGTTGTAAACGCTTTCGGTGTACTTCCTACAACTATGCTTGCTGTATGGGCAGTATTGAACAAGATGAAATATTTAGATGGATTCAAAGGTGCGCTTGTTGGCATGTTTGAATCTATGCAAACCGCATTCAGAAGCGCTGAGGCAGGTGCAACTAGATTTGGCACTGCAATGAACAGAGCCTCTGCTGTTGCAGGTGCAGGAATGACAGGACTTCGAGCAAGAGCAGTTGGAATGGCGACTACAGTTACTACAAGCCTTAGAGGCATGATAGTTGCAGTTAAAACATTTAGTGCCACATTCAAAGCGGCATTAGCCTCTACTTTAGTTGGTGGAGCATTTGTTGCAATTGGATTTGCCATTGAAAAATTGATTGGACATTTTGAAAAACAAAAGAAAAAACAAGAAGAGATTGAAAAGCTTAATAATAAAATGGTTACTAGCTATAGGAAGCATGCAGATGGAATGCAGGCTCTTATTAGCAAATATGAAACTCTTTCTCGCAATACAAACAGAACCAAAAAAGAACAAGCAGAATATGAAAAAGTCACTAAAGACCTTGCGGAACAAATCCCTACTACTGTTTCCTATATTGATGCAAATGGTAAGGCTCACTTAAAAACTGCTGATGCAATTAAAGTTGAGATAGAGCATGTTAAAATGCTATCTCAAGAAAAAGCAAAGGTTCAAGAAGCAAAGTTTACTGAAAACATGGAGAAACAGGCAAAATCTCTTGATGAAGTAAATAATAAGCTTAAGGATTTAAATAAAACGCGAAAACAATTAATTGAAGAAGATGGAACAACTCAGTTAACGACTGATTACGTTTCTGCATCGGGAAACTACTCTACATTCACAGAGAAGATTAAAGATAACACTAAAGCAATTCAGGCAAACAATGTAGAGATTCTTAAGTATGAATCAGAGAAAACAGAAATTATTAAGAAAAACATCAAATCAATCCAAGATCAAACTTTGGCCTATTTCGAAGCAAATGGTCAATTAGAGAATCTAACAGATGATACGCAAGCAACAATTGAAAAATTTATTCAAGCCAATGATGCAATTTTGCGTTTTAGTGACGACTTTGACCAAGCTTATACTGGACTGTACTCTTTAGGACAAGATGTAGGAAATGTCTTCGTCGAAGCATTCAATAAATTAACTCAAGGAATTGGAGATAATCCAGAGAAACTCAAAGAAGTTAAAGATCAATTGGGACAAGTGGCAAAAGCTATTCCACAGACGTTTTATTCTTTAACAGATGCAAATGGCAACTTAATACGTACTCAAGATGATGTAGTAAATGGATTAAAAGAAATTGTAAACGTAAGTAATCAAGTGTCTAATGGTGCTGGTGCTGATGCAATTCCTCAATTGACTAGAAGACTTGAAGCCGCTGGATTGTCAGCAGATGAAGCTTCCGCTTTATTGTCAAATTTAGCACGAGAAGGCGACAATGTTGCTATCAGAGCAAAACTCGCATCAGAAGGAATAGATGGTACGACAGAATCTTTAGCAGAAATGAACAAAGAAGTCATAGAAGCGATAGATTTAACCTCCTCCCTCTTCGGTTATGGAAGTTCAGACCTCTCTAGTATGAAATCCCATCTACAAAACCTAAAGTTATTGATTGATTTATATGGAAGTGCCGCAAAAAACACTGATGAGTGGAAAGAATCCACACAAGCCCTAGCCGATAGACTTAATGTAACTGAAACAGAAGTTGGACAAAACATAGATAAATATTTGAGTATGGTTGACGCTCTAGGGAAAGTTAACTGGGGAAATCTTGAAGCTGGACAGTCTTATAAAGATTTGATCAAAGATGCAAACAATTTAACTGCTGCCCAAAAAGAATTATTAAATGAGTATTTTAACACTAATGGAGCAAAAGACATTGTAACAGGCGCGAACAGAGAAATTAAAAAGACCACCGAAGAAGCTGGTTCTGCGGCAAAAAATATGAAAAAAGACATTCAAGATGTCTTTAATGTTCAAACTCCAGATACAAATCCATTTGAGTTAGTAAAAGGATCAATGGATTACATTGGCAATGATGCTGAAAAGCTAAAAATTAGAATACAAGAGATTCTTGACAAGCTGAGCACCGCTGGAGGATCACCATGGCTTGACGGATTGTTGAGCAAAGTAACGACTACCAATGGTCAAGTCGATATCACAGAACAAAACCTAAGAACACTACAAAACATATTGAATACTCCTGGTGTATCAATCTACCTAAATGGTATACATAAAGATTTAAACTTAACAACTGAGAAAACTAGTGAAGTAAAATCTTCTCTAGGCGGATTACAAACCGAGCTTAATACTGATAAGGGTTCAAGTGTGTTTAGTTCTTATAATAACGAAGTAAGCACAGCTAAACAGAATACAAAAGATTTTTCATCAGCACTAGGAACTGCTCAAACATCAATAAGTTCAAAATTTCAAGAAAACACAAAGCCATTAAAAGAAACACTTGAAACAATGAAATCTGGCACAAGTACGGCAAATGCCTTTGCAGAATCTGGAGAAAGAGCGACAACAAGTGTTAAGACAGTGCTTACAACTTCTAGTGGATTAGCCAACGTTAATGATACTATGGATGCAGTTGGGAATAATTCAGTGACAGCTAAAGAGTCTGTTGACAAACTGAATGATTCAATTAAAAAGCTCGGTAAAGGATTTTCAACTGATGAAGTAACAAAAAGTATAAATCAGATTGGTAGCACAGTTGGAGACATTAAAGGAAAAGTAAACTCTTTTGCAAACGCAATTAAGAAAATCAACTCAAATGCAAAAGTAACTACTATAATCAACTATTCTGTGTCTCTAATGGCTTTGGCATCTGTTTTAAATAAAACACAAAGCCTAGCTAACAAAACGGCAAATGCACAAAAGAAAATTGTCTCTGCATTTAAACAAGTTGTATCCAACACTAAAAACTATTCTTCTAGCATGAGTCAAGCTAATTCATATGTGGCAAGTTCATTTGCAAAATTGTCTTCCAAAATAGCAAGCCTTATTGAAGCTATGATTAAAGCCTATAAGAAAAACGCAAATGCAACAAAAAGCATGGCAGACACAACCAACAAATCTCTTAAGAGAATCATTGTAGATTTTGATAAGGCATCTAAGCAAGTTGTAAGTAAAGTTACAAACATGGCAGACAAGATGCACAGTAAATTTAAATCTGGAACTAATTCAATTGTAAAAACTGCAAGTGGACTTCCTAAGAGAATCGGTGATGCCGTAGAGAAAAACATGAGCCAAGCATCTAAATCAATGGATGCTGTGGCAAAAGATATGGTTAGACGATTTAAGAAAGAGCTTGGAATCCATTCCCCTTCTAGAGTATTTACTGAATTGGGTGGATGGGTAATCAAAGGTCTCGCAAATGGTTTAACTGGAGAAGACCTTAAATCCCTCGGTAAAAATGTCTTCGATGATTTCGGAGGCGGTGTTTATGATTCATGGGATATGATCAAAGCTTATGTGTCTGGTGACTTTAGTAATATAGCTGGGAATGCGGGAGCAGGTGTTCAACAATGGGCTGGAGTAGCAACAAAAGCTCTTATGATGACTGGACAATATTCAGAAGCAAACCTACAGAGATTGCTATATCAAATGCAGACGGAATCTGGCGGTAATGTAAAAGCTATTAACCTATGGGATTCTAATGCTAAACGAGGCATTCCATCTAAAGGATTAATGCAGGTAATTGATCCAACGTTCAAAGCTTATGCGATGAAAGGCTACGATTCTAACATTTATGATCCATTATCAAACATTTTAGCATCTATTAGATACGCCGTATCTCGCTATGGAAGCCTGTCCAAAGCTTATCGAGGCGTTGGTTATGAAGTTGGCGGATTTATTGACAAAGAGCATTTAGCGATGGTCGGAGAAGGAGATAAACGAGAAGTCGTTATCCCTCTTGAACAGCACCGCTCTAGAGCAATAAGTCTATGGACTAAGGCAGGTCAATTTTTAGGAATCGACCCTAACTTAATCGATATGTTAAAAGCTAATGCTAAGAGAGGCAGAGGCGGTATTGCCTTTGGTGGAGGGGTTTCATTTGGAGCAACATCTGGCGAAGGTGGCGGCGGTGAATCAGGTGGCGGAGGAGACTCTGGATCATCTGGTATCATGCGTGAATCCATCTACTCTGGTCTTAGAACTTTAGATGGTGGATATGAGTTTATTGACTTGGCAAGCAAGTATAAAAGTAAATCAAAATCAAACCCATATGAAGGTCGTTCAGAGGCATTTACATACAATAAGTATGAGCGTGAAGCAAGCGCCATCGATTCTAATCTTAAAGTCTTAGAGACCAGATTGAATGCGATGAACAAATCCACTCTAAAATATCGAGATGCTCTTAAACAGATTATCACCCTTCAAAATAAACATCTATCTGTGTTGAAAAAAGATTTATCAACAACAGAAAAACGCCAAAAGACTATTCAAAAAGAGCTGAAAAAACTCCCTAAAGTAAGCAAACAAACGGCGAAACAACGCGAAAGATATAATAACCTAATGCAGGAATACGACTCAAACATATCTAAAATTCAATCACTTAAAAGTGAAATTGAGTCAGAAATATATGAAATCAAAGATAAATCTTTAGAAATCTTCTCTGACTTCATCAATGAAATTGTATCTAAATATGATGCGGCGATAGAAAAAATCAAAGCAAAAGTTGAAGATACAGAATTTAAAATTGATGTAATGACTCTTGTTAATCCTAATGATAAAAAAGGATTGTTAAACGCTCAAGCAGACAAGGCTAAGCAATTGCAGGCTCAACAAGCAACCGCAAAGAATAAAGTAGATTCATTACAAAGTCAGTATGACAAAGTTGGAAAATCTAAAGGATATGGCTCTGCTCAAGCGAAAGCTGTTAAAGAGCAATTAGATCAAGCAAAGAAAGATTATAAAGATTACACTCTTGCTATTTTGAACGCAGAAAAGGATATTAGAGACACTAGAGAAAGCATTGCTGACGAAGGAATCAAAACGCTTAAAGATTACTATTCAACAATGAAAGATATTGCAACCTCTGCCATTGATGCAGAGAAAGAAGCTCTAGAAAAAGCTCATAACGAAAAAATGAAAATGTATGATGCAGAAATTGAAAAAATCAATTCTGTATATGATCAAAAACTATCAAAAATTGATGAAGAAAACGAAGCAAAACAATATCAAGAAGAGCTGGATAGTAAAAACGCTAAAAAAGCTGAATTAGTGAATAAAATATCTCTTTTATCACGTGATACTTCTAAAGCTGGTAAGAAAAAAGTTGCCGACTTAATGAAGGAACTCGAAGATATCGATAAAGAAATAGCTTCCTTCCAAAAAGATCGTCAGGATAAACTTTTAAAAGATGCTCTCGAAAAACAAAGGCAAGATCAGATCGATGCTGTAAACAAAGAAAAAGAAGAAGAAACAGATAAACACGATAAAGCAATTGACGATCTAGATGCGAAGAAAGAAGAAATCCAAAAACAATATGACGACCTCATAAATAATGATGAGCGTTGGGCTAAGATGCGTGATGATGCGATCAAAGGAAGTTTTAACACAATCTCTTCTGAACTTGACAAAATGAAAAAGAACTTGGACGACATGAATAAAGGTGTATTCGATGGAGTATACAAAGGGTTCTCTAACCTGTCCGAAGAAGTCAAAAAGCAAATTGCTGAACTCAATGCTTTAACTGTAGATAATTTGATCTTTAACTCAAAAGAACCTATTAGCGATGTAAAAGAAGCACAAGGTGCAAAAAGCTATAAAATGACTGACGGGAAAGTTCAAAGCAGTGCTGGAACAAAGATCGCAACACCAAAGCAGACTACTCCAGCAAAAACAACACCGAAGAAGACAACGACTACAAAGAAAACTACCACAACTAAGAAAAAAACAACTCCTGCCAAAAAGACCCCTAAAGTTGGAGGCAAAGTTAAGGTTACTGGAAAAGATGCAAAAGCTTATGTTGATTCGTATGGTAGTAAGGTTAAACCTTGGTCGTCTCAAGCGAAGGCCGCAGGGATTAGCTATGGCGCGAGCCTATATATGGTTAACTCTAAAAATGGCTACGGTGCATTGAGTAAAACAAAAAGTATCAATGGAGCAATTGCATGGGTAAAACTTAAAGACCTGACTGGATTAAGAACTGGTGGGTACACTGGTGATTGGGCTGGAGATGGTGGAAAAGTTGCCCTACTCCATAAAAAAGAACAAGTGTTTAACAAAGATGATACTAAGAATCTATTAGACGCTAGTAAATTATTGAGAAGCATGAAGAATAATCTTCCTCAGATCGGTAAGGCAAATATTAGTGGCAAGCTTGCAACAGCAGGCTCAATCAATAGTACAAGCATATCTTATGGAGATATAAACATTACAGTTCAAGGTGGAGATAAGAAGAAAGCGAAAGAGATTTCTCAGGAGCTATTAAAAGAATTGAAGAAAAATGGAGGGAGATAACTTCTCCCCTCCTCTCTTCTTCTTTAAAAGGAGGAATATGAATGCCAACAATTAAAGATAAATTATATTTTAATTTTGCTGGAGAATCATCAAGGGATTACAATTTAATAAGTATTGTTTTAGATAAGGGAATGTATGAAGAAACCTTTGTTGCATCAAGAGATATCAATGAAACTAAAATTAAAGGTGGTAAACCTATTTTAAATAGTGTAGAAAGCTCCCCTTTAGATTTTGATTTAACAATTGCATTTGAAAACACCTTTACAGATAATGATATTGACAGAGTTATCAGATGGTTGTTTGTAGACTATTACAGACCATTATACTTTGAAGGAAAAGAAGATAAAGTGTACATGTGTATGCCCGTAGATGATGCAAAAATCGTCCATAACGGTTTGAACGAAGGATATATTACACTCACAATGAGATGCGATTCATCAAATGTTTACTCACCTCTAACAGTAACCCCTTTAGAAATAGTATCTGACTCCTCCATCATTACAATAAACAATGATGGTCATTTCGATGTTTATCCAGAAATATCAATCAAGAAAAATGGAGCAGGAACAATTGTCATAGAAAATCTAGATGACGGCGGAAGTATCTTTGAAGTTCGAGATTTAACCGACCAAGAGGATATTTATTTGAATTGTGAAAAAGAGATCATTGAAACTGATATTGTAGGTGTCTATCGCTATGACAAAGTAATTGGCGAATTTCCAAGGTTAGTCTTCGGTACAAATAGAATGAAGATCACAGGAGATTGCACAATTCAATTTAGATACAAAAATAAGTATAGATTCTAATCAGTAATTTAACTAATCCAATTAATAATGATATAATATTTATATCAATATTTATAGAAAGAAAGGAATATTAGAGTTGTTTATTAATATTGACTATAATAAGCGACCTCAAAAAGCCAAACTCCATTTAGCAAAGCCAAATAAACAAATAATTTCTCATATTAGTGAAAAATTCAATGATAGCTTATCTGTAAAACTAGGCAATATCAACGAGTTAAATTTTTCTATCCCCCATTATATCGAAGATGAAGAAAACAATACACAAATCATAAATCCCCATGTTGAATCTATAAGAGAAAAAATGCTTATTAGAGTCAAAATGGGTGCTTATAAAGAATGGTTTATTGTGGATGAAATTGAGGAAGATGCGGATGATTCAGATACTTTTAACGTGACGGCATATTCATTAGGATATGAATTAAAATCAAAACGAATAAGCGATTATGAAATGGAATCAGGAAATGCAGTAGAGGTCTTGGATGATTTATTGGAAGAAACGATATGGGCTAAAGGCGAAATCGACCCTATGTTCGAAAGTGTATATAGAACTTTTGAGTCAGGTGAAGATTCAAACATATTAGAATGTATCAAGAAATGGGCAGAAACATATGGTGGTCTATTAGAGTGGGATACTGAAAATAGAAAAGTTTCTCTAAAAGATATTAGAGAAAATGGTCGATTCAAAGGTGGAATAATAAATTATGGCAAATTTCTAAAGTCCTTAAAGAGAAGTAGGACTACCGATGAATTGGTTACAAGATTGTGGGTTTATGGAAGCGAAGATTTGACGATCCATTCTGTTAACCCTACTGGGCAAGGATATATAGAGGACTTTTCTTACTTCATGTACCCTTTTGAGATGGATTCAAATGGTGTTGTAAAAAAGTCTAGTTATTATATGTCTGATGATTTATGTAAAGCAATAATCAGTCATAAAGCATTAGTTGAAGCAAACGCTCCAGAAATTACTGCGATCAATAAAGAATTGTCCGAAAAAAGAACAGAATTAATAATTGAGCAATCTTCTTTGAATGGTCTAAATCAAGAGTTAGAAAATATTCTTGAACTGCTAGACACCGCTCAAGCAGTTCTTGCAAAATTAGAATCAGAAGTCCCTAGACCTGATACGACCGCTGAAAAAGCACAAGTAAACTCCCTCCTATCTCAGAGAGATTCTAAACAAGTTGAAATAAGCCTACAAACAAATGTTGTAAACGATATACAGACCGAAATCACGAAGTTAGAAAAACAATTGTCAACCCTTCAATCTGAAATCGAAAATCAAGCCAACTTTACTTCTGAGCTTAGGAAAGAATTGAATCCTTTCATTATTGAGTCTGTCTGGAAAGACGATGATTACATAGATGAACAAGAATTATATAATGATGCTCTAGAAAAATTTGAGGAAATTCGTAAACCTAAAGTAGTCATTGAAGTTGATATTGTAAACTTAATGAATGTTATTGAAGAGCAATATTATTGGGATAAATTCATGCTTGGCGATTTAATCAAGATTAAATATCCTCAAATGAATATTGAATACATGGCGAAGATAATTGAAATCAATTATGACTTAGAGAATGGTGAAGCAACGCTAACCATTGCCAATACAAATGAATTATTAAACGATACAGAGAAATTAGCAAAACTATTATATAGCAATTCCAGTGCCTCCTCCCTAATTCAAAGTAACAAACATAAATGGGATAAGATTAGTGCAGTATCTAAGCAAGTGAATAGCATTTTAACGAGTGAATGGGATGCCAACAAAAATAAAATTATAGCTGGTGTTAGAAACAGTATTGAAGTTGGAAACCGTGGAATAATTATTCGAAGCCCTGACTTCCCTAATGAAATTGTAATTATGCAGGCAGGTATAATTGCATTATCAAAAGATGGAGGAGAAACGTGGAAAACAGCAATAAAGCCTGATGGTATTGTTGCAGAAAGATTAATTGGTCAAATAATCGCTGGACAGGAGTTGCTTATTACAAATAGCTCTGGTTCATTTACACTGGATGATAATGGAGCAGTATTTGATGTCAATTCTTTTATAATCAGATCGAATAGCGGAAATAATCTTATTAATCGATGGGAAAATAATTCAGATTTTGTTGAAGCATATAAAGACGACAACCTCATAACACCATATGAGAAGAAAATGCTTAAGATTAAGTGGGAAGAGTTTTCTAAAAGATACGATGCGAACATGGTTAAGGTTAATAATTATTATGAGAATCCCTCAACTCTTTGGTTTGTATCTGAATATGTAGATAGATACAACCAACTTTATGAATATTTGTTTGTAACTGTTCATGGAGATAAACCAATGTTGTCCGATGATAATATGGCCTATACTACAAGAATCGTTGGAACAGAATTTGATGCTATGTTTAGAAATTATGACAATGCTTTGGTTGAACTTGAGAAGCAATTAGACATTAGAGCGAAAGAAATGACTGACAAGGCTATACAAGACGCAAAAAATGCTCAAGATAACATTGATGAAGTTGAAAATGATATTGCATATAAGATTGAGTTACACTCCTCTCAAGGATCGATCTTTAAGAATGGACAAATCAATACTATCATTACTGCCAAAGTTTACAAAGGTAAGAATGAGATTACTTCTACTATACCTAACTCTGGATTCATTTGGAGAAAGAGAGACAAAGATGGGACTATTGATACCTCCTGGGGAAATGCTCATGTGAATGTTGGAAATACGATAACTGTCGATAGGAATGATGTTGTAGAGAGAGCTGTGTTTGAATGTGATATTGACATTGCAGATTAAACAAAGAGAGAAAAGGAAGATAAGGAGAGATTTTACTTGGCTATTGTAGCTTCTGGACAAATAACAATTACTGATTTGAATGATTCAAGACAGTTGATGATGTATATAGGTGCATCTCAATCAAGAACAGTGGTTTTTGATGGTACTGCTACATATACACCTGATTATTCAACTGCCAATCAAGAGCTTATTCCTCAATTATATATAGCTGGTGACAATATTGATATGGCGAAGGATGTTACTGGCTGTAAGTGGTACTACCAAGATAATGGTGCAGATGCGCCAGTTGAAATAATACAAGATGATGAAAATTACACTTTAACACAAATAGGAACAAAAGGATTAAAATCTCTTAGAATTAAGAATAATGTTTTAGTTTCAAAAACCTCTATGACGTATATTTGTGAGTTGATTTATCAAGATATTGATGCAGGCATTAATGCTACAACAAAAGCTGAAATAGAAATTGTCAAGATTACAAATGGTCTCAACGGAACAAGTGGTAAAGATGCAATTGTAGCTGTTTTGACAAATGAAACGGCCAATGTTTTATCAAATTCTAAAGGACAAATAATTTCGTATGATGGTGCAAGTACACAGCTAAATATTTATAAAGGAGTTACAGATGATACAGATAATTGGACGATCTCTCAGGTTAGAGAGAATGTCACGGTATCTGAACCAACATCAAGTAAGACTGCAACAGTCACAGCGATGAGTGCAGATACAGGTAAAGTCATTTTTAAAGCAACAAAAAGCGGATACCCACAAATCACCAAAGTCTTCAATATAAACAAAGTAAAATCTGGCGAGGATGCAACAAGCTATGACTTAAATATTAGCACCCCTGTTCTAGTTTTAAACAAAGAGAAAGATTCATTTAATCCTATTGACCTCACGGTTTCAGCGAGAATGCAAGTAGGGATGTCAGAACCATTCGACTACCCTACTCATTTTACAGTCGAAGAGTCACTAGATGGCGTAAATTTTGTAACAACATATATTTCTAGCAATGATGAATTTTCATTTGTTTATACTCCTACATCATTTGAGATAAAATCATTAAAGATTAAGATGTATTTAGAAGGTGGAACGGAGACGTTACTTGATGAACAAATAGTACCTGTGATTTCAGATGGAACAGATGCAGTTTATGCAAACGTTTGGACGCCTGATGGAAACGCAATAAAAAATAGTATTGGAACTGTAAAAGCGAGAATTGATTTATACAATGGAACAAAAACTATTTCTGGATCATCTTATAAATGGTATATACAAGATGGAAATGCCTCTCCTACTTCTGGTGGTGATTCTGATGGAGGTCAAGGATGGAGATTGTTAAACGATAGTTACAATGCTGGAGTTTCAGGCTATACAACTGCTGAAATCACTATCCCTTCAAGTGCAATCGCTAGTACAGAAGCGTTTAAATGCGTTGCTGTATATAATGGAAACAACTACTCTGGAGTGACGACAGTTGTAGATTTGTCCGATCCAATCATAGTTCGACTAGATGGAATGGATAAATTTAAAAATGGTGAAGGATCAATTACTGTAAGAGCAACATTGTTGCAATCTGGATCAGAACTAGACCCAAATGGTACAGAGGGCTACATTTATGAGTGGTATATATACGACTCAAGCAATAATAAAACATCCTTCAAGGCAACCGGAAAGACAATTATTGTGCATGCAACAGATATAAGCGGTCGCGGAAATTTAATATGTGAAGTCAGCAAATAGTCTCTTTACGTAAGATGTTTTTTGACTAAACAAATTAATAATG